TAATCCAACTTAATTCCGGTGTTTCACTTACACCTTCATATATTGATAATGGAAATGGAAGCATCACAGTAGGTACAGGAATTTATATCATTTTTCCAAATGATGATTTTTCAGGAAGGCCAAAGGCTTATCAAATTCCTGGAGGGACTTTTACATTAACAGACCAATTAGTAAATTGGATTTATGCTAAATATGATACATCTAATGGAGATTTATCTATAAATAATACCACAACAAAATCAAACATTAACGATAGTAATATAATTCCAATATTTAGAATATTTAGGGATGGGTTGGTTTTACATAAATCTGATTATGATGAATTAGGATTAGGGTTAACAAATAAAATTCAAAAAAGCTTTGAAAAAACAAGAGACATACGTTTTGAACCCGGAGGAATAAAATTAGGAGAATCAGGAACTAGGGATATAACTATAACAAGTGGTGTTACCTGGATTGGAGGTATTGAAATAATTCTTGGTAAAGTTAAAGAAGTCATCGCAACAATTTGATTATTAGTTCCTGTAATGACATGATCAATATCGTTAACTTCTATTCTTGTATCTATACTACCACTAGAAGAAGGTATATTAGTTAATCCACTACCATCTCCATAAAAGCTTCCACTAAAGTTACCATAATATATTGTTGGTATTGATTTATTTTGTGGTGCTTGAGGATTATATATATTTATTCGTTTAGAACCAACAGGTACATTTCTTTGTACAGATTGACTTTCATCAAAAAATTCTTTAAATAATATTTTTGTTACATTAAATGATTTAGGTGATGGAGCCGCATTATTTACATTTATAGTATCAGGTATTATATAACCTTGTACTGTAAGAGTTAAATCAGAACGAGAAGCTCTATCATCTCCACTTTCAACTATAATAGGTGTAGGGAAATTAGTTATATTTGCTCTAAACATAAAACGCTCCTTATCCCCCCAATATGAATCAGAAGCAAATTCTATTGCCTCTATAAGTTGATTCATATGTTCAACATAATCTGTAAATATAGTAAGTTTATACGTAATAGTAATATAATCGGGGATTATACCTACTTGATATTCTTGTGATGGAATTTGGTTTTGAAGTACAGAAAAATTATCATATGAATTACGTGCAGAATATCCTTTTTTAAAATATTGTACGTTATTTACTTTATTACCATCTAATTTATTTCCTATAGATCTATTTTTTTCAAAATTTTCACGTTTAAGTATTATTATAGGTGTTTGTATTTTACCATTTTTATCGCGATAAAAACCGTCTTTCTGAATAGACTTCCATCTTTCAGGGGAACCGTATATAACAGGCACTTCGCGTTTATTCCCGTTGATTTCTACAGTTGGTTTTATATTATTTTTTAGATAATATAATATAGTTTCATCGTGATCTTCTAATGATATTCTTATATTAGGAGAAGTGTCCCCTTTCATAGATATTTCATTAGCTCTTAAAAACTCTGGTTGACCTGGTTTTGTATATTTAGCTTCAGGATTTGAATTATCATAAGGCTGTAGACCCTGTTCCGGTAATTGGTACGAGTCTTGGAGATTATTTAGAAACTTATCTCTATTTATTGGAGTAGGTTTATCCCTTTTAGCCATTATTTTTTACTTTGTCTTTTAATTCTTCTTGAGTTATATAATAATCTCCATATTTAGTATTAAAAGTATATTTATCTTTTAATCGAGGATCATTATTAATTTTAGTTAAAACAGCTTCGTACCAATCTTCATTAATTTTTATTAAATAATCACCTCCAACAGTTAAAACGATATTTAAAGGTTGATTTACTTTTATCTCAATAATTATTCCAGCTAATTGTTGGAGTCTATTTATTTCGTCCATTATTTTTGTATAGTACGTGAAAATTTATTACGTATTGTTTTTAAATCTTTAATTAATTGAATTAATTTAGGACGTGAATGAAAATTTTTAACTTGTATTGTTTCAAATTTTCTTATTATTTTAGTTAAATCATCCCAAATTTCTTTATCTGTTATATCTTTTTTAATATCCCAAGTTACAGATTGGGTAGTTGTATTTACATCGGTTACTGTTGATTTATGGCCGTCTGATTGTTTGGTTTGGCCTACTTTGAAATTAGAAACGTCTTCGTCTAAATTTTTATCATCCATTACTTCAAATTCAAACCCTGTTCCTCCATTATATATAGCTAAAGGCCATCCATCAATAGTTATCCTTAAATCTCCATTATTCTTATCTATATTATTTTGAAGTTCTTTTTCTTCGTTTTTGGAAACGGGTAAATCCCAAGTTACAGACTCTTCATATTCCCAATTATTTAATTCTTCAATAATATATTTTTCCCACTTCGATCTAAGGGGATTATTTATTTTTATCTCGCTTAATAAAAATTGTTTATGTTGTTTTATATCCATTATATTCTTTCTTCTTTAATTCCCAATTTTTCCGCTCTTGAATAATGAGAACTTACTATTATACTTAATGAGTCTCCACTATCTTCAACTCCATCCCCAACTTTATATGCATAATTAGGATCTCGTCCTGTTACTAATTGATTTTCATCTACATTATCTATTTCAAAATACTCTTCGTTCCATAACATTACATCTCCTATCATAGGTACTACACCTGCTTGTCTTAGATGTATTTTAAGGAAACGTACTGTAAGTGGTCGTTTTCTATCTTGTCCTTCATCCCCATCTGTTGTACCATATGAACCACGTTCAATAAGACAATTAATTAATACAGGTCCTATAAATGATTTTTTCAAACTCTCACCATAAATATTATCTTGGGTTTCGTCTAATTGTATAGAGTAATATCCTACTTTTTGTTCAATAACTTGACCTAAAAGTTCTTTATTTATGTTATGGAAAAAGTCGATATCACGACTACGAGCAAAAAATGCACACATTATATTTTATCTTTAAATTTCCAAATAAATCCATAAGCTGTTTTTACCGTTCCATTACAACAACTAGATATTCTAGAACCAATACGATTCCCAATAAAAAAATATGTTGCATCTGCAGCACAACTCCACTCTTTTATGAAATTCCCATTAATATTATATTGTACAATATTTTTCATATGAGATTTTCCTAGTTTATTTTTACTCTCTTGTGAAAACTTATTTCCCAAAGCATATTTATTCCCTAAATTATTTTTTCGAACAATTTCTTTCCCTTTAGGAGACATTTTAGAAGGACCTTGAGATGAAATAGACATTTTTATTTTTGTTTCTTCAGAATGTTTAAATCCCAAATGATATTTATTGCCTTTATTTTTTTCTTTTATTTTATCAATCCATGTATTTTGTGTTATACCAGCAGAATATTTAGTTGCATTATAAAATACTTTTGAAGTAAAAGCTGAATAATAATTTATGTAATATTCTTCCAGTTCTTTCATATTTTCTATATTATCAACTATTGATAATATATCTTTCACAAAATTATTTCTACCATATTTTTTTATAGCTTTTTTTAAATATACTCCACTACCTAAATAATTATCATTAATATCTAAGGTTTGATGAGAACCTATATATTTTTTACCATTAATTATATTTGTTGTAATATATACTATATATTTTTTCATAATTATGTTATTAACCGATGAAAATAAGAAGAGGGTAATCCTTTATTATATCTCTCATAGCTACATTTTCTTCACTACGTCTTTGTAATTGTGCTTTACGAGATGTTTCATCTAAATCACCTCTTAATTTTTCAAGTAAACTTGTTTTTGACTCAAGAGCTTGACCTAATAAATCTGATGCATTAAGTGTTACTGTATCCCCAGGTATAGGTACTATCTGATATTTACCTCTGATAAGACCTAACATTTCTTTAGCTAAAGCTAATGTATATTCAAATATCCAATAACGTCCTGGTCCATTTATTTGAGAATAAATTGGATTATTATATGGAACATTTGACATATTTGTAATTAATCCATCTCCTGATCCAAATGAACCTGACGGTGGGGTTACATGATTTTTCTCACTGTTTTTTACATAACGAAAACGTAAATCATAATTACGTGTTGGTATCGGAAATATTTTTAATTTATTATTTATTATCTCGAATGAAAACCCAGACTTTCTTACCATATCATTTACCTCAATAGCTTGTAGTATTGATATATCAAAGTTAAGAGGCATTAACATGAAATTTATTGCAGGACTTTGTGTTCCAAAACCAAAAGCATCTAACAATTGTTGTGTACCATATCCGGTTCCTGCGTATGGATCAAAATAACGATTTATTGCAGGTATATTTTCATAAAATACTTGTTTTATCTCAATACTATCTCCAGGTGCTAATGAAGCACTTCCTGAAGCCCATAAGTTTAAATCGTAATCCTGTATACCAGCAGACATAGCTATTGAACCTGTATGAAAATCAACTGTACCTCCAACACCTACTTCAGAACCATAATCCGATGCAATTCTAATTACATTTGCAAGATTAGGCGTGATTACATTGTTATTTAATGCGGAACCTGTTGATGCTGCCTCAAGAGATAGATAATTATTTCTTATTTGATAAAGATATACTTCATTTCCATATGTAGTTACGGCTTCTTCAAAACAAGTTGCGAATTGTTCCATACCCATTTCAATATCCATACTAGGGTAACCGAGACGGGATGCACAAAATTTTGCAACTTTCAAAACATCTGTTTGAAACGTCACATCATTATCATAAAATCCAAATGGTGTACTTGAACCTGTTATAAATGAGCCACTTCCTGCCCAAATTACTGAATTAGCCATTAATTATAATTTATATATAAATATTGAAAAGTATTATGTTTTCTAGCTTTTATTTTCCGTAAATATAATCTAATATTTCACCCACAAGACCACTTCTATGATTTTCTTTAAGTTTAATATGTTTTATACCTTCGATATTTTTTGATAATTCTATAGCAAAATCTAAACCTGTAACTCCATCAGCTATATCTCTTTGGGATTGATCCCCATTTATTATTATTTTACCAGATACCCCTAAACGAGTAAGAATAGCTTCCATCTCACCCTTTGTTAGATTTTGAGCTTCTTCAACAATTAAAACATCATCCACAGTTTTACCTCTAATAAATTGGATGGGCAGTGCTTGTATTTTTCCATTCTTTATATAATCATCTATTTTAAGTTTATCAGTACATTTATATAGATTTTCAACCAAAGCTTCCATGTAAGGATTAAATTTATCTTTTAAATCACCAGGTAAGAAACCTAAACTTTTACCAACCTCAATTGCACTTCTAGATACTAATATTTTATCTACTTGTTTAGTATTTAAAAAATCTAATGCTGTGATTGAACCTATAAGACTTTTTCCAGATCCTGGTCTACCGGTAATTATAACTATTTGATTTTCTAATATTAATCTTTTTGCTTCTTTTTGTTCTTCATTTAATTGAATATTATACTTAATTTCATTTTTGCGAGGACGATTAGGTTCTTTCATATAAATTGTTATTAGTTTCGTATAAATATTAAGGTATGAAATATTATTTGGTAAGACAAAGAAACCCGTAATTACTTACGGGTTATTATAATTTATTTTAGAATCTAATTGTTTTAATTTTTGATATAAATGTTGTTTTTTAACAGGATCTTTAGGAATTGAATATTTTATTAACATATTGGGCATAAATGAAGGATCTGCTTCTCTTACTATAGTTATTAATTTTTCATCAATATCTGATGCTATAGGATTATCATTATATCCATTATCATCAAAAGTCCAAATACTATCTAGATGAGTATCTATTTTGTTATACAACTCAATTATTTGTTCTGATGATATAATTGGGTTTTGGATTTTAATTTCAGAGATGCCTGCTAGTTGTTGGAGACGTTTAATTTCGTTCATGAAAATTATTTTGATATAAATATAAAAGAGACCTATTCTTCATATTTTCCTGATTTAATCTTATTTTCTATTTTATCTAAAGGTTGAGTGTTGGTGTAATGAAAACATTTATACATTTCTTCTTCAATAAGTAAATTGAATTTACAGATTGGTTTAATATGGTCTATTTCCCATTCTGTACCGTAATTGTCCCAATTCCATTCAGGTTTAAATTTTGATTCTAAATATGGAACATATTCACTCATAGGACATCCTAGATATTCGATTGTTCTATCTATTTTTACTTTGTTATATACCTTTAAAGCATCGTTTATTCTAGCTCCTACTACTTTTTTTAATCTATAGCCCAAATCTTCTTTTAATCTAGTTCTTTCCCAATTTCTATACCACTCTTTATTATTTTGGTAGTGATTTTTACAGTATTCATTAAAATATTGTTTATTTTCTACTCTGTATTTAAGATAATAATCTGCTCTTTCTACTTTCCCTACTTCATGATAATATTTATCTCCCTCTTTTTTCATACAAGACTTACAATAACGATGTTTACCATCTTTTTCTGTTTTTTTATTACAGAATTGATCTAATTCTTTTTCTAAGGTACATTTTTTACATATTTTCATATTTTGTCTTGAATTTCTGGTCGGGTATAAATATTAAAAAAGCCCGCATTTTTGCGGGCTTCTTCTAGAAATCTAATTCTTATTTCAATTATATTGAGTCTAAGTCAGCCACTTTCACAACAGCATAGAACTCTGGACGCACCATCTTTTTAGCATATCTAGTTAAGATACCTTTTCTTGGTGTGAATGTTTCTGGATCGTATACTAATGGAGTAGTCATGATTGGAATATATGGAGCATATACAGCACCTGTTTCCAAGAATTGATTACCTCTGAATCCCATTAAAATAACGTTAGACGTCATGTAAGGATTTTTGTAAACTTTATATCTAGAGTTTAATTGACCTACTTTTTGTACACCAAATGCATAAGATGCTTTTGATACATCACCATCTGAATCAGCGGAGAAACCTGGGATTGATTCTAATACTGTAGCAACTTGTGGAGAAACTACCATGAAATTAGCACCACCTCTTAATGTTTTCTGGTGAATAGCGTTAGATACTTTTTGTAATTTAACACCAAGTGTTTGGAACCAAGACATTTTAGTGTAATATAAACCAGCACTATTTGTTCCTGAGAATGAACCACCACTATACTCTTGACCTACTTTTGCTGACCAATACTCTGTTGTAGGAGCGTTTTGGATTAACATATCTAATATTTCCATATCGATCTCTAATGAGATGTATTCTGACATTAAACCTGTAACCTCTGCTTCTGCATCAATTGATTGGAAAGCGTTAAGATCTTGAGAAAATTCTGGTGTCCAGCTTGCTTTTAATTTTTTAGTTTTTGCAGAAATTGTATCAGATTTCATTTGGATATTAAATTCTGGAATTACTATATCTGTTGCAGAAGCAGCATTTGGAATTGAGAATGTACCTGATGTACTATCTTCAAAATCACCTCTGTTATTATCTTTGGTTTGTTTGTTGTATAATACGTTAGTTGAAGCATTAATTGTAGGTGCTGAACCTGTATAGAAGAAATTGATTAAACCTGTAGTTGTAAGTTTAGTGTAATTTGCTAATAAATTAGCTGGGTTTACTGCTGAACCTGATACTACAAATGCTCTAACACCATTTACGTCTAATGCAGTCAATGATGAAGTTGAAACAGAAATTCTATAAATTCCACCAGCTGCAATTGAAGCAGATACGTTTGAATCATAATCTACATCAGCCATTGTTAGTGAAGAAGATGCTACTGTTCCTGAAAATACACCAGCTCCGGATGCTACAGCAAATTGATTTGATGAATAACCAAATCTACCTGCACCATATAAACCACCTTCGGCATCATTAGAGAAAATATTATTTTGGCTATTTTTACCATATAATGAATCACCTGCTGCGAATGGAGATTTAGTATTACCATATTGGAAATCTAAGAAGAAGATTAAACCTGCTGGTAAGCTCATTGGTTGAACTGAAACAAATTCTTTGGCGGCAATTTGACCAAATACTTTACGTACTAATGGTAATGCTACTGCTGCATATTGTTCACCTGATCCCGCTGTAAAAGTGGCACCACCTTGGTTAGTTGTATTAGCTTCTAATACTAACTGTTTAGCTTGAGTTTCTAACAAAGTAGCCATATTAGCTTTCTCTGTATCATTATTCAAACCTTCTAATAGACCTGATTTGGCCCATTTTGACGCTAATTTCATTGCTCCAGTCAATTGAGATTGATATTGGTTAGCGCTTTCTAATAGTTGATTTACTACTGACATTTAATTTTTTAGTTTTTTTAGTTTATAATTTTATTCCAGCTAATTTTTGCATTCTAGCTACAAAATCAACATCTTCTGTTAATATTTGTGTGTTTGGTCTTTGTGATAATCCTGCTGGTTTAGAAGCACGACCTTTGTTTTCATGTAATGGTTTTTGTGGAACCGATTTACCTAAAGATTCTTTTAATGCTAAGAAAATATTTTCAGATTCTTTTGGAGTTGTTGCTCTATCAAGTGCATTAACAACTTTAATTTTAACTCCTTCTGTTAAATTATTTGCTTTAAACAATTTATTAACATATAAAAGTTTTGAATTAAGTAAATTTAAATCTCTTTTTTCCTTAATTAATCTAGCTACTGTTTTTTTAGACTCAGCTAATTCAATAGTTTCACTTCTTAAAGCAGAACCAGCACCTGCAGGTAATTCTTTAATAAATTCAGCTATTTTGGCAAGATATTCTGGTGATTTAGATACTAAGCTTTTTACTTGTGAAATTATATTTTCTAATCCATCCCCCGCTGCGTTAGATCCATCCATTGATGTATCTGACATTTCACCTAAAATTTCATTTAAATCAATTTCTTCCTCATCTTCAATACCTGATTCTTCTTCAGGCATTTCATCCTCAAAAGTTTCTTCACTTGCAAGTTCTTGGTTTACACTACGAATAAGTTCTTTTAATTGGTCTACTGTAATTTCTCCAACTTCTTCATCACCTAATAATTCACCACCTTCATCACTTAATTCAGGGTTGAATTCATCTACTTCAATTTCTTCACCTTCAAATTCAGGTAATTCATCATCATTTTCAACGATAGGATCTGGTTTTGGTAATGGTTTTCCTGTTACCATATTAGTTCCATAATCATCACCTTCTTCTAAAGAATTTAATAATTCATCTAAAGACATTTCTTCTTCTCCAACATTTTCTTCTAAATCTTCTTCCATTTCATTTAGTTGAGAAGATAACATAGATTTAATTTGTGGGGCAAAAGATTCAGCCATAGCTAGTTTAGCATTGCTTAATGCAGTTTCTTTAATAACTTTTGCTTCAGCAATAGCGTCATTAAAAAATTTTGTTTTTTGTGACATTAAAATTTATTTTTGATTTTGATTACTTATTGAGAAGTAATATAGGAAAGTTTTATTGAGGGGCATTATAATAATGATAATGCATCAAGGTATGTTCATAAATATATAAATTCTTCTTAAAAATAAAGAAGAAGACAAAGAATGCGCTTCTTTTTAAAGATAGCGCATTCACATTACAAAAGACTTGTAACTTCGGGAGATTTTTATCGTAAACAACATACTCCACTTTCAAAGCATATTATATCTGATATTATTTCGTTTAGTTTATTATACTTTGTATTAATTTGTGGTTGATAATTTTCATTAATACCTATTGGTTTTACAAAAGCGCCTTGGGTTGATGGTTCTGATACTATATCCCAACAAACTAGAGAAAGATCGTCTTGTACTTCAACTGTGCCCTCACCTAAATTTTGTACTGAACCCATAGCACGAGATGATATACCTATTTGTACACCACCTTTTATTAATGCTTTTACTATATTACCAGAAGGGGTATCTAGTATAAGTAATTTAGCTTTTACATCATCTCCATCCCACCATACTTCTGTTATTCTATGACATACATTTTTAAGATTAATAACTTGAGAATCAGGGTGATCTAATTCACCTGTACTTCTATGTTCTGCTATAGGACCTTGTTTATATGCTTCTATTTCTCTTTCTAGAATTTCTTTAGGGTAAACTCTTCCATTTTGATTTTTTGCATTAGCTCTTTGTATGATACCTTCAAGAATAAGATCCCCTCCACTCTTTATATCTTCTAATAAAGATTGACGATTTATTTGTAAAGGAAAATGTTCAATTAAGAGTTGTTTCATTACACAGCTTGTTTTGTAAGTTGAACGTTTTTAGTTCTAGCTTGATTTAGTATATTATTAGCTTCACTATCATCTTTAGCATATTGAACATTACCCGCTTTATCTTTAAGAGCAATAGCTTCATCTACAGTACCTTCTTGGTTTCTTTTTTGAAATTCATCTGCTAATTCATCCATTATATCACTATCTTCCATATCAGCTTCTATCAAACCCCATTCATCTATTATTTTAGATAATATTTCTAATTCATTAGGATTCATGACATCAATATCTAATTCTTCTTGTTCTCTATCACAAGAATCACAATTTTCAGAAGTTTCATATTCTTCTCCTTCTTGTGAATAATATTGATCTAAGTTTTCTTTTAAATTACTATTCATTAATTTATACATTCTAGGAATATCATCTTCATCCCAATATCCCGTATCTATCATATAATCTATCAGTTCATCCCAATTTTTCATAGATAAAACACCTTTATCTTCATTTTCATCTGATATCAGTTTTATGAATTTTTCAAATTTTAAAGGATCATTAATTTTAATTTCTTGAAGTTGTAATTTTTTGTTTTGACTTATAAGTTGTTTTCCAATTGATTGTTGTCCATTATCAAATGTAAATAATACATCTCCATCATCATGAGTTTCTATATTTTCTATTTTTACATTATAAGGTTTTCCTAATCTTATTCCAAATATTCTATCTCCAATTTTAATATTAGCTGGGTCAAAATCAGGCATATATTTATCTAAAAACCATTTTCGAGAAGGATTATTTATCTTAATTTCTTTTATAATTTTTCCTTTCTTCATTTGATTAGGAGCCGTCATATCTTTTTTAAGTTCTGTTGGTTCAAGTTTTTCTTTTTCTTGTTTTTTTTCAACATCACTCATTTCTTTTTTAGTATAATAATACTTATCGGAAGTTAAATTTTTAAGTACAGTTTGTTGTACTTTTTTTAATTCTTCATCTTCAGGTAAATTATTACCAGCAGGTAAATTTATTAACTTAAGCTCATATTCTATTCCTTTAGCGTATTGAAAAGGAGATACTTGATCAATTGTTAATGATTCAACTTCAGGTAATTCAGGGTTTTTATCTTTTACCTCAAATATTACTTTATGGCGCTTAAGAATAGCTATCGTATCCTGTAAAGAATTTGTGGGATGAACCATAGTAAGTTGAGGATCACGACGTACCTCATGAAGGAATTTTTGCGCGCTTATCTCGTGTTTTTCTAGTTGATTATATAGGGATTGTGTGTTCATATTTTATTATATTTATTATATATTAATTTCCATTCTTTATATTGTTCTGGGGTTAGTTCTTTTCCAGAAAATCCATATTGAAATTTTTGATTTTCATCTAATTCTTCCCATTTAATTGGTTTAAAATGAAAATATACAAAGCCAAAAAATAACGCTATTACATCCAATAAATATAATACCCAAGTAATAAATGATGGATTAGGATAATCGGGGGTAAAAAATATTAATGATAGCCCGGTTAATATAAATAAAGGTAATATTATTGAACCAGCTCTAGGACCATTCAATTTCCACCCGAATATATTATAAAAGTAATCTAAGGCAAAGTATTTAACTATTAATTTTCTCATTTATTCATTTTTTTAGCTATTCCCATCATTTTTATTTTATCTTCTTGAGATAATTCTTTAAAAAATCCTTCTAATCCTTTACCATAATCATTCATAGTAAATCCCATTTGTTTAAATACTGCTATAGTTCTATTAGCATTACCATATAAACCTTGTTTCATTAAATCATCAAATGTTAATAATGGGTTATTTACTTTTATTTCATCCAATTCTGGTGGTTCTAAAGTAACATCCCAAGTTATTATTTTATCAATACCATCATTAAATATATAAAAGGGGTATCTCAAATCAGGAAGTTCAGATCTTTTTGTTGGATTGTAAGATGATATTTCTTCATTCCCTTCCCAAAAATAGCCATTTTTGTCTAATATAGTTGAAATTTTATTATATTCTTCTTGAGATTTAATTTCTATAGGAAATTTTATTGTTGGGTTATTCACCCTTATTTCATCTAACTCACATAATTTATTAAATACTTCTTTTAGACGATTTTGTATTTTATTTATATTATCTTTAGTACGTTTTAGATATTCTATTTCTTGATCACCTTCTGTTAATTCACCTTTAATTCGAGAAGTATGTTCGATAAGTCGATTTACTTCATCTAATTTAAGTTGTGTTTCTTTAATTGTTTTATGAAGGATTTCTTTAGGGGAATATTTAGATTCATTCAATATATTTTCTTTACCACATTTACGGCAAGTGTAAGGATCAAATCCTCCATCATCTAAATCCCAACTCCAACCACAAGAACAATTAATTTTAGATTCAGTTACTATATTTCTAGGTCTAGATACATATGGTTTTAATATTGATTTAGATGGATTTCCATTTTCAAGCAAACCTTTATTAATGCCTCTTTACCTTAGAGCTGATGGAAATAACATAACTTGGGATACGTTGGATGAAATAAAAATATTAAAACCATCAAATAAATTAATAGTAAGACCTAAGTATAAAAATGTTCAAAATGAGTATAAATTAAATGAATATATTATTGATCACCCCAATTTTCCTGAATTAAATAGAAAAAACCATCATGTTGTTTTTAAAAATAATCGATTTACAGTTTATACACATCCATTAGATAAAAATTTGACT